CATCAGACAAGTTTCCAAAAACGGACTTGTCCTCTTTTTCTGATTTTTCTTCTTTGTCTTCTTTGTACTTGGGCGGAGCAAAACCACGGTCAGATAAAACAGACGCCATCTCTGGTGTCAACGATGCAAACAATTGCTGAAGCTTCGCTAACTCCATGCGTTTTTGTGCAGGCGCACCTCTAAGCATTTGCTCAGACGAATCCAACTTGGGCGGAATATATCCTGAACTGCTTAAAGGTGATGTCGTTGTTGTCGTTGTTTTTGGTGTAACAACTTTAGGAGTAACAACCACCGTGTCTTTTACGCAAGCTTGTTTTTTTTCATCCCAGTGATAACCATCTTCGCACTCAGTTTTTTTGGTTATAGGTATGCAACTCTTTCCGTCTGCGCTCAGTTTAAAACCTTCTCCGCAAACAAGGGTGTCATCTGTGACCGTATCATTGCCCGTTCCACCTATAACGGTGTCGTTTCCTGTTCCACCAGTGATCGTATCGTTACCAGTTCCACCTGTAATTGTGCTAGTGCCTGTTCCATCCTTGTCGCCAGTACCGTCTTTATCACCAGTTCCTTTTGTTCCGTCAGTTCCCTTGGTGCCAGTTCCGTTTGTGCCGTCTACACTTGTGAGAGCGCCAAGAGTTCCTGTTCCGTCTGTACCTACAGTTCCTAATGTTCCTGTAACCCCAGTGTCACCGCCAGATAAACCGCCAATGGTTGATGTAGTTGCAGTGCTATCGGTTTTTGCACCACTACCGTCAGTTTGAAGAACAGACGCTAGATCAGCAACAGTTGTTGGTAATCCACCCTCTGTCCCAGTCTTGTTAAAAGTCTCATCAGTCACTTTGAGTGTGCTTGGAAGACCTTTTTCACCAGTAGGCGCATCCCAATCTGGAATAGGTTTTGTAGGTTTGTATCCAAGAGACTGAATCAATACATCTTCACCAAGATTCTCACCGCCAGTCTTCATCGACCCATATGGCGCGTACATCTGTTGACCCGTCTTGGAATCAAAATATGTTTGGTAGATAAACGGCTTTTCAGGATCGTTGGGGTTGTCAATCTGAACAAGGTATGTAGCCTTATCGCCAGTGCCAACTTCCTCGTCTTTACCAATAATCTTTTCGCCCTTGTTAAGCCCTAACCAAGCAGGTTTCTCACCCGGCATTTCAGTCAGATTGCCAGCCACTTCAGTTGTTGGATTACCTTCAATATTTGCTAATTTAGTGCTGAAATCACCAATCAATGAATTAACTGCATCATCAGTAGCATCACTAGCATCCGATACGTTAGTACCAGTCAAACCAGATGTTGTTGTGGTGTTGGTTTTATTGATGTTATTAGTCAGTCCAGTAAAAGCATTCATCAACGCTGTTGGATCTGCATTTGGGTTGTTCACCAAGTTCAAAACGTTCAGCGCAGAAGCCGCGACCTTTGCGTCACTACTTCCAATCAAATCGCCAACGACGTTCAGCGCGGCAGGCATGTTGTTAGAAGTCAATGCTGAAACTAAATTTACACCCTGAGCTACCGTCGTAAGACCAGAAGGTAGAGTGACCCCCATTTGATTGAGTCCTGACGTTGTTGCATTGACTACGCCAGATAGATTACCCTTGTTTAATGAATCTAAGCCCGCTACACCAGTTCTTGCAAGATTGATGTTTGAAAGATTTTGTACGAGTGGACTATTTTCATAAAGGCTCACCGCGCCTGCTGAGTTACCTGCATTTGCAAGGGCATCAATTTCTGCCGCACCAGCGGCTCCAAACCCACCAGCGGCGCTCAAGCCACTTAACAACGCACCAACAGTGTTTCCTTGACCGAGGTTGTATGCGGACATACCCGCTTGAAGATAAGGAGCAATAGCAGGGAATGCCAATGACGCCATCGTTACAAGTGGGCCAAGCGCATCAGCATCGCTTGTACTAAAACCTGAAGTTGAAAATTTAGGTTTTCCATCAGCGTCAAATTTCAGTGTGTAGGAAGTCCCACCGGGGCCTGTGTACGTCGTACCCAGATCCATCGAGTCGCCTTGGGAATACACTTTTCCGTCTTTACCAACAACCGCACGTCCAGTAGCAATGTCATTTAGGATTCTTTGTGTAGTCGCTGGGTTTTCACCTTCAGCATCAATATTTTTGGTGATTATTTTGTCAAGTTCCGCGCCTGTTACTTCACGAGTAATTGCGACCTCAGGATTATTTGGATCTGGGTATGAAACGTATGTTTTGCCTGTGTCTTGATCTGTATAAACGGTTCCAGAACCCCTGACATCTTCTGCTTTTAATTGGCTTAGGTCGGTAATGCCAAGATCTAGTAAGTTACGAGCGGCGTCCAGAAACACTTGTTGTGTTGCATTGGAAGTACCAAACAACTTGTCTGCTTCAGTGTAATCAAATCCAATGTTTCCTTCTTTAACTCCGTAAGCAGTACCTTTGAGATCATTTACAGTTGTAGTTGCGCCCAGTTGTTGAACAAGCTTTAACAATGAATCGCCTGCATAGCTCTTGCCATCAGCAGATATCAAAGTTGGTGGTTGTATAACGTTTGTTGTGGAATCGTTGCTGATTGTGTTTGTAGCTGGCAAACTAAGCGTATTAGTTGTCGGCAAACCACCTGTAGTTGTTTGATCTGCAACCGTGTTTAATGTCTGTGCTTGACCAGTTTGCCCCGTTGTACTATCTACTGCCCCCAAACCACCAGTTGGCGAAATATAGTTGTTGTAGTACTGATTGACACCAGCTTCACTAGTACCGTAACGATTGGCAATCATCCCAGCCAAACCAGCGTTAGCCTCTAGGCCACCAACACTTTTAACGGCGGCGGCAACCTCATCACCAGTAGCTGTGGGGTTTTTGGCAAACCATTCGCTTACTTGTTGTTGTGTAACTGCCATCTTTAAGCCCCAATATTCATAATACCAACCATTTGCTCCGCCCAGTCTTGCCACGTCTCACACAGGCGTTGATCAGGAATTGCTGATTGACCAAAAAGTCCAATACCGTTAATACCATCGACCCAGTCGCGCCATCTCTCTTCTGGGACTGTACCAATGTCGTTTGACGAAAACAACTCCGCCATCAGACTGCAATACAGATCCCATTCCATGTTGCGAGGATCGTAGGTGACCATTATGGGTTACCTGTAGAACGCTCGTCGCCCATGTCGGCACTGAGCAGAATCCTACCCATGTAATAGTCTCCATTAAAGGTGTTTGACTCAAACTTCAAACGCAACAAACGACGTTGTTCACGCATGTCAATTTTAAGCGTTGTCTTGTCAAAAACATAGGGTTCAGATACTTGCTCTGTGTCGTCAGCATAACCTTGACCAGTCACGTACAAACTCATGTCACCAGTCTGCACGAAGTCGGGTTCAACACGCTCCAAACGCAACCAACGGTTGTCGCCTGAGATTTGGGGGTTGCCCGGCCCACCCGTGACCCATCCCAAATTATTTGTCGTGAATGACGAACGAATGGCGTTTACGTTTGTCGTGTACACCTCGTCTGTACCAGTCTCGTGTTGCCACAACGTGTAGTTCCCTGTCGAGTTAACCTCGTTGCTCGCCCAGATAGGCTTGCGGAATACCTCAGAGAATGTGCCTGCAGAGCGTCGAGCACCCAAAGCCTCACCCGCGTCGTACCAGATCTTGTCTCTCACGTTGTAAATAATCGCATCTGTACACTCAGTTGCTGAACCCCTTGGGTAGAACCACCAGATTTCACCCCAACGAGGAACTTTTGTACACCACACCTTTTGGCGCTGTGCGTAGTTCAAATTGTCAAAGAAGTAGTTCTGGTTTGCCTTGTTTGGGATCTCTTGAACCACACCGTTGTAAGACAAGAAACGATCAACACCGCACCAATAGAAGATACCGTCATACTCGATCACGCACTGGCTTGACATGATGGAAGTTTGGCATGTGATCAAGTCATACTTCCAATAGAAGTTGATCCCGTTCACGGTGCTTGGGGTATATGTCACACGGATAATTGAATCTAATGACCAAAATAACCCTGCAGGTGAGGTTGTACCTCCACGCAGTGGTAGTCCCTTAACAATCTTGCCTGTAGCAACGTTGTTTGCGTTGGCATCAGCAGACTTCCAGTTTGAGAAGTCCCCCGCCGCTGAGTTCTGAATCAGACCGTTGTTTCCGTATACGAACAAATAGGGGTGCAACATCACAACACCGCCAGATACGGAAATGTTGTTGTCAAAAGTAACTGTAACGCTTCCAGTCGTCATCGAAGCTGAAGTTCTTAGTGTGGTCGTTGCACTGCCTGAGAAAACCACAGGAGTACCACTAGAACCGACTGTCTGCGAGTTATTGATGGTGTATGTACCAATACCACCAATACCTGTTCCTAGCGCTGTAATCGTCGTATTTGGCAACACGCCAACACCAACGCCACCAATGATGGTTTGACCCACTGCCAATGACCCATCGTTAGCCGCGGTCACCGTCAATGTTGTACCTACCATGTACCCAGTCAAAGTTACGTTAGCAACAACGTCGGTGTTGGTGATTGTTGTACCTGTTGTAATACCAGTTCCAGAGATGGTTTGACCGTTACCCACTAGAAAGTTTGCACCATTGATGATGATGGTTGAACCGTTCAAATAGCAACTTGCAACGCTAAAAATACCGACTGGTGACAACGTTGTTCCGGGGAACTGCCCAACTAACGGTTTTGTGTTAATTGTTGAATCAATTGCATTCAAGTTCTGCGCAGGGTGTGCAATCAAATTGTTTGTTGCACCACCACTGGAGTCATAACCAATATCAAACTGCCACAACGTATTGTCACCGCCAGTGAAAATGGTGTTTGCAATCAGCAACATTGAGAACCCAGTCCCAGTACCACCAATCGATGCAGAGGATGCGCTCAAAATGTCGCCTACGGTATATCCTGTTCCAGACGCAGTAATTACAACACTGGTAATTACATTGCCTGAGACAATAATCGTAGCTTGTGCGCTTGATCCAGTACCACCAGTCAAAGGGACTGCGGTGTATGTACCATCTGTGTATGTTGAACCAGCATTGACAATTTGAACTGTAACAACACCACCCGTTATTGTGTAAGCAACGGGGCCAAACCCCACGCCGTCATCGTTATTTGTATACCACTGCTCAAGACCTAAGTTGTATCCTGAAACAACGTAGTTGATACCGTTTTCGGACGTCATGGTCATGCCACGAGAAACGCCAGATCCGTCTAAGAAAATTGCTCGATACCCACCCATTTTTCTAGGCAAGCTATTTTGGAATCGAACCCATTCACCGTCGCTGTAAGTCGGGGCGGCGAACAAAGTGCCATCGCGCTGAATTCCCGCATTCACTTGCAGTTGAATGACCTTCGCTGTCATTAGAACGTACCGCCTGATATGCCAACAGTAACATTCAATCCAGTCGGTGTTAGCGTCATACCGTTAGCCCCATTTACGGCAAAACCAATTTGGTTTGATGCTGGAAGATACAAACCTGTGTTTGTGTTGCCCAAGAAGTTAAGGGAGGGAGCGCCCACAGAGCCGGGGGACAGTGTCGCAGTGCTAAACGAAGCCGCAGTGTTGCTCGTTGTGCTATACACATTCGTACCATCACACACCACAAGCGCTGTTTGACCCTGACCAACAACTACTGTTGATCCAATCCCAGCCGTTTTAAACGTCAGAGTAAACGCGCCTGAAGTACTGTTTTGCAACGAATACAACTGCACTGTAGAAGGTAAAACAACAATCTGATTTGATGTCAACGTACCTGAGTACTCTTGAATTATGTTTGCACCTTGAGCAGATGACAGAGTTAACGTGCCACCAGTTACTACTTGAGCTAACTGAGTAAACGCAAATGCATTTGAGCGACCATAGGCGTAGGTGTTAAATCCATTTAATCCGTTGGACACAATCACAACAGATTCAGTCAATTGCAATTGCATATTGACGTTGCCGTCGATGGTATCAATACCAGTTGGTGTCAATGTTAGTACACCAGTGCCACCGTTACGAATAATGGTGAACCAGTTGTTTCCTAACGAAGTTGATGAAGGTAAATTAAATGATCCAACACCACCTGCCCACACATTGAATTGAGCGCGATTTACCGCACCCAAAGTGGCAGTCGAATAGTAATCGGTAACGTTGTAGGCTTGATTCAAAGTCAAGCCAATCGCCGTCAAACCATATCCTGCTAATGCACCTGCATTTGCGCTTGATGTACCAGCGCCAAAGACAACAGAAGCCCAAATACCGTTAACTGTTGTGTTGTCAGTTAAAAATATGAAGTCAGCAATACCAGAGTTAATTGCAACAATTGTGTTTCCACCATTGTCCGTCACAGTGAATAATTGCGCTCCGACGTTTCGGATAATCAGAGATTGACCAGTCGAGACTTGTGTAGCGGGTGGAAGCTTCAGCAACCATCCCGTACCAGTGCCAGAAGACGTTGCAGTGACGTCAATGATGCTACTAGCAGGGGTGTTGTCGTTGCCGTTGATAGGCCATTGCAACTCGGTGTTCGCTGTCAGTGACAGAGATTCGTAACTAACAGAAGACGGTGAAATCGTCTGTCCTGTGAATGGGTTTACATATGTAGTCATGATCAGTTATCCACGGCAACGGCTGAACGGTCTGCAATACGCAGAGTATCTTCAGTTTTAAGGGAGGCAAGAGCTTCATCAAACATTTGTTTCCACAATGCCAAACGTGCATCGTTTTTAAGGAACGGCGCGGTCTGCTTCAACGTGCCAAACAACATGGCATTCGGAGCATTTTGAGTCAACCAGTTAGTCTGGTTTGTCGATGAAAGAGGTTCTAAACGTGTGTAGCACAACGCCTCAAAAGCATATGCTTGGTTAGGTGTTGGCGCTACCAACCAATGATCGTAGTCGTAGTCAGCATAGTACAGAGGTATCCCAGTTGCTGTGACGTCCTGAGCGTAAGCGTTTAAGTACTCCAACTTACGAACCAACATAGGTTGCTTTTGACCACTAACAGACAACGTCATAGATGTGGTTTTGCGCCATCTAGCAGGCTTTGGAATCACTGGATTACCAATGTTCATGTTTGAGTCAACGACTTCCATTTGACCCAAAGTTTTGATGTTCTGGGCGATCTCGAACTCGCACATTGTGATGAATGTGGGGATAGCGTTGACAACTGCCGCATCAGAGCGTTCCAGATACTGGAGCACCGTACTCGTCAGTGAGTTGTATGTCATCACCCATGATGGAGTTGTTGCCATTTTATCTTCTCTGAATTGGTTTATTCATTTTAGTCTGCCTTTAAGATAAAAACAACGCTTTCTCAGCTTCCCTACGTCGTTTTAATCCTGCTAACACTTTACCGCCAGCCATGACGTACAACATGAGCGCCTCAGCCGCTCCCTCCCAGTCCCCACGGTTGATCTTCATCCGAATAGAAGAGCGCTGAAAGGCACCCAGTCCAGCATTGAAGGAAAAGCTGACGCACGTATCGAAAGCGCCTTGACGACCAGATAAAGCGGGAGCAAGTCTAAGAACACCACGTTCAGTAGGTCTGACGTCATCTTCGAATAGTTTCTCGATCTCTTCTTTAGTCCAGACACGGTTGTCCTCCTGTCTTAATGGCATCTCTTTGCGAATCATGGGGGTGTCTTTGCCCTCTACCCTGACTACAGGCAGGCGGATTTGCTCTTGGTAAAGGACATGCCCGTAACCTATCGTCCAAATGTGGGCTGGGCAGAGGTACGGTTTAGTGCGATACCCCTCCCACTGGTGCATTAACTTAGCGCCAGCTTCACCCAGTTTCATTTCTTGCTCCAGCTACGTGACCCGAACCAGAACCCAATAATGCCTCCAAGCATTGCCATCTCATCGGTGGAAAAGATGATGTCGGACAGGCGGATCAGGTCTTCCATGCTCATTACGAGCCGTGGGTTACTGTAAACGTAGTAGGCAATCCAAGCGTTAATAGCGCACAGTTCTAGCACAAAGATGTAAGTCACCATCGGGCGAACCGTGCCTACAAAGTTCACCACCCAGCGGCTGGCTTCTTCCATGATCTTCTTGTCGTGGTCATACGCCGCTACAGTCATCTGCGCGTCTGTTTCCATTGCAATCTGGTCGGTGCGAATCTCTTCCATGCGCTCTTGGGCGGCAAAACCCTGCGCCATCATCTGAAGCTGTAACTCCATCTGGACACGGGCAAGGGCTAACTCATGCTTTTGATCTGCCTTGTTCTGAAAGAAGTCTAGTAGTTTAGGCAAGCCTGAAATCAGCAAGCCGCCAAGGGTTGAGAATAGTGAAAGCATTACAGTCCTATCATTCCAAGTAGTTTATCGACAATTTTTCCCGCCAACTCGTCGGGTAAGTGAGGAAGCAGACCAACCACCAAATACGCCACATAAAGTTTAGCGAATATCTTAAAGAATTTGTCTGCTTGTTTTTGGTACTCATTCACCTACCACACCTTGCTGTAGCGCATAGTTCGTTAATTTGTGTAAGCCCCCAACCCACTGCACCAACAAACATCACAATAATCACAATGGCAATTGCCCACTCCATCTGTTCGGCTTCGGCTTCTTTGCGCTTTTTCTCTTCAGCGTGTAAAGCCGCCATCTCTTTGGCATCATCCCTGTCCATTTCAGCTTGACGGGCTTTGGTTGCATTCCATACGTCTATGCGCCCAGCTTGCATGAACAACATTTTTAACTGCTCTTCAAACCGCTTGGCTTCATCCAAAGCCATCTCAATTTGTAACGCCGCACCAAGGTTAGACTTACCGCCTGTACGCTTGGCGTGAAGCATGGCCTTCGTAGCGGTTGACTTGGCATCAAAAAGCTTGGCAATTGATGGAGTTAGACCTGCCAGATCACTAGCGACTTTACTAGCTTTTTTAACGACACTGATTGCAGTTTGCAACCCTTCTAGCGCCGTGATCGGATCAATCATTTCAATTCAAAACTTAAATTTGCATGGCGAGGGTACTGCACAACGCGCTCCCCTTCAGGACACTTGTACTTAATCGTTGCCAACAAAGTTGCCTTACCACTGGTAACCTTTTCCTTGCCTACCATCGTAAGTTCGTAGGTGAACGTATCAATCTCTGACCCAGCTGGGCCACTGAACTTACTTGCGGTAGTGGTTGCCTCATGCACCATACCAGCCGCATCACGGATGCTTGGCGTAAAACTCTCAACAGAACAATCGTCCCGCTTCTTTATTCTTGCAACCGTGACATTTATTGGTTTGCCAGCTTCTGCCACAATCTTAAAGTTCTCAGGCGACCATTCAATGATTGCGCGGTCAAACCAACCAAACTTATCGGCAAGCGTGTAACTACCGCCTAAAGCGGCAACGGTAGCGGCAACGGCTCCAATTGCTTTGGTAATGTCAACCATTTCATCCCCAAATCCACACAAGGGTGAACGTTCCCCAGATTATAAAAATAACCAAAAAGGCCGCAACGATGAACGCCTCGACCCAGTCTCGCATGGCTATAGACCCAAAATCTTTTTGACTAACTCGCCAGCAACACCGGGGCCAAACAACACGCAGACGATCACCCCATATAAGAGGTATTCAATCTTCGTCATGCGCTTGTCCCCATCACGCAAAGAGCGATCAATACTGTTGTATCGCTCTGAGCAGATGGCTTCGTGGACAGCCAATTTAGTGTCTACCGAGTCCATTACGCCGTAGGCTCAGTCGGTGTCTCTACTGGCGCTGTAAACACGCCGTCAGCAAATGTCCAACCAATCTGAACGTCTTGGTCTACGGGAATTTGCTGACATGTTTTCACGATGTCTGCGTGATAGCAGTCCGTGATGTTGTAACCCTCTGGGGGTGTGATTAGTTCCAAAACTTGACCGTTGATAATTCTTGCGTATTTCATTTTTACCACTCCACAATTACTAAACCGGGTGCGCCTAGACCAAGGTTTTCACCCCCTCCACCACCGGGGATCCCTCCTGAGACACCAGCGCTATAACCACCACCACCGCCATTTCTTCCATTGACACTAACGTAACCTCCACCACCAGTGCCTATAAAATCGATTGAAAACTTTTCTAAACCTGAATTTGGGTTTGATAACGGCGTTTGGATAAGGGGTGCTGTGGAATTTGTTTGCATAGCCGCGCCCCCACCAATAAACCCCGAACCAGAAGATAACGTGCCGTAATTACCTTGACCCGCGCCCGCGCCACCAAAAGTTGGTAAGCTTGAATTTACGGTGGAGGTTCCGTATGACGCGCCGTCACCAAAAATAGACCCCACACCACCACCCCCTGAACCCCCCGTGCCTCCTGAACCCCCAGACGTATTGATGTCTCCACCAACACCAGTTCCTACCGCGCCACTTGTTGTAGCACCGCCTGTAGCAGATACAAAAGAACCGAAGGATGAAGTTCCGCCTGTTGTGGTTGAGGCGTTACCACCAAAACCAATTGAAACTAACACAGACGTTGTGCCAGAAAGTCCATAGATAGATTTAATGGCAAAACCACCTCCCGCCCCACCGTCGTAACCACCACCACCCCATAAACGAACGCGAACAGCGTCTACACCCGCTGGAACTGTCCATGTAAATGTTGTGACTGTTTGGGAACCTGACGCCGCGGTTGAACCTGCATAAACCATTATGTTTCCAGAGCCAAAGACTCCAGAAATCGGATTGTAGATTTGATTAACTGTTGTTATTGCCATATCACCACTCCACAATCACAAGACCCGCGCCACCACGACCAAGGGTTGAAGTGGTAAACGCTCCCATACCACCTCCGGGGTAACCGCCGTGGCATATTACGTTTGCGGTACCAGAATAACCGCCCCCACCACCGTTAACACCAGATTGATTTAAAGCGCCACCACCACCAGTGCCTATAAAATCAATTGAAAAATCTGTTTCCAAACCCGTGGTTGGCGCAACATTAAAAAAAGAGGTAGTCCGTATGGCAATTCCACCAGCGCCCATAATTCCATGTCCACCACTTAGATTATTAGCGGTTGTTCCGCACCCACCACCAGAATTTCCGTTTTGGCCAGAGTTACTTCCAGTGCCTGCTCGTCCGCCGTTGCCAAACAACCCTGCCACTCCTCCGCCACCACTAGCACTTGCGCCAAGCCCACCTGTGTAGTTGACGTCGCCACCAGAGCCAACGCCAGCCGCGCCACCCCCTGTAGCGCCACCTGTTGCGGACACAAACGAACCGAAGGATGATGTACCTCCTGTTGTGACTGAGTTATTTCCGCCAATTC